GGAAAGCTGCTTACCCATGTCCTGCAAGTCCCGGCCTACCTGCATACCCTTCTTGAGTGCGGAAAACGCATTTGAGGCCATAGTTATCGCAGTGACAACCTCAATCATGAGATGTTAGTTTCTTCGGAGCATCGCTTCGCGTTGTACATCTATACGCTCACGGTTCACTGTGTTCCGGTCTTCCGCTATCTCTTCTTGACTCTCAATACGAGCCGCGTCAGACGCTGAACGTTGTTGTAATCTCTGTAGATCGATCATCATCTGACCTTGATCTTCTTCTGTTTTACGCTGCAAATCTTGTTGTTTTAATGCCAGTTCCTGCATACGGATCTGAACCAGAGGATCATCCATAGGACTGTCACCTTGCGGCATCATCTGTGGCATTACTTCTGCCATAATCTGTTCCATCTGAATAGTTACCATTTGCTCTATCTGAGCAGGATCTTGCATGTTCTGCTGTACTTTCATCATCTCTTGTTGGCCCGTTTGCGGGTCAAGAGTTCCGTTAGCTATCGCTTCTTGAGCCTGCATGAGTATAGACTGTATCTCATCCATAACCATCTTGCGCGCCTTCTGTGACACATGTTCTTGAATATGAGCATAAAACGTGCCCATAGATTGAGGAGAAGTCATAACCAACGGAGTCTTCATAAACATAAGATGTAACCGTATGTGAACATCGTGATCCTGCTCTGGAAAAGTTGTCAGGATTTCACCCATCAATCCTCGAGCATTCTCAATAGCAGGGTCCAACGGCTGTGGCTCTGGCGGTGCAGGCAATACCTCGTCGATATTCTGTACCTCTAATGCCTGATACATCCGTCGATACGCCGCATGAAGGTTGTGTAACTGCGGGTTAGACTGCGCTAACTGTAACTGCGTCTGGGCTAACGTCACACGCTGGGCCATAGAAAATATATTAGGATCACTTACAGGGACAACATCAACGCGGTTGTCAAAATCCTGTGCCATGATTGTACGGTTACCACCCTGCACATCGTAGGGATACTCCGCAGGCAAGTTGTCCCTAAAGATCCTAGCCAGAATACGAAACTCTGTTTTCTGTGCATAGTGCAGTCGCTTGTGTATAGCCGACATCACCTTCATGCCACGCTCCAAAAGAGCCACCGTGGTGCCCACCGGAGCAGCATTGTTGCCGTCCCCAGTCTGCTGGTCAGCAAGGGATATGAAACGCCTACCACCGTCTACAAGGGCTCCCAGCAACTGCGCCAGTGTAGCCGAAGGCTCCTTGTACGGAAGTGGTATAATCGCATCCCGTATGTTGCCGCCCGGTGCATCAATGTCCCGCCACTCACCCGGCTGTAACGGCTCGTCATCATTACGAACCCTTACGCCTCTGGCCTTAAACCCTGCCGGGAGGTTGGCTAAAGTACCCGCATCAATCAATTGACGTAAGATACTCGTCGCCGCACGGCCTAGACCACCAATCATGTGTATAACACCAAAACCGTAAAAACCCAACCCGGGCATAAACTTGTAATGTACAAAGTATTGTTGCTTCTTAGCTATACCTGCATTTTCCTCAAAGTTGCGGCGAATAGATAATATGTTTCCAGAGCCTTCGTCTATCGTCACAATGTATGGAAGAGCAATACCAGAGGGCTCTCCCACAGGAGTCATGTCTTCAAATCCTTCAAGGTCTATATTAACATGCATCTCAAGTATGGTAAAAATATCGTCCATATACGTCTTAGACGTACCTTGAATATCGTTTATTTTTTGTCGTACTTCGTTTTCATTCTCTTCGTACTTTGATAACTCTATGTCCCGGTAGAAACCCGAGACTTGCATCTTGCGAACCTGATTAGCGTCCATCCGAAGCACATGCGTAACTCGAGGGGCTGTTTGCAAATCCGAAGCCATATACGAAACAACAAGATCCTGTGCAGGAACAAACTGAGAAACAGCCCTTTGCTTGGTCTCATCATAGTAAACTTTTTTAAATGTAGACCCTGAAAGCGGTAAATAAAACAACAACTGATCCATGTCAGGATCGAACTCTTCCATCACTTCCGTAATTTGGTAGTTCATAAAATCTTTAACTCGAGCAGCCTGCTCCTCACGGGCAGAATCCTGCAAACCTAGAACCTGAGTTTGAACAGGCCCTCCCGCAGGCAAAAGTTCTTTGTATGCTTGCGACTGGAACTGTGTCACGCTTTCCGTAATTAACGGGTGTGTGACCCCTGATGCACCTTGAAAAGGCTGAGTACGCTCTTCATGTTTGATTCCCAACTGATCTAAACCGTTTGTATACGCCTCTTCCCAATCGGCTCGTGACTCTAAATCATCCTCGTAAGAAGCTCTCAGATCTACTGAAACCTCTCCAAGATAGGAGTCTGGTAAGTAATCAGCTAAATTTGCGTTGTGATCCATTGGAGCATCTAGTTCACCCTGCACCGCAAGCTGTTCTAACGCCTCTATAATAGCTCCACCCTGCCCGTCCTCAGTAACTTGCGCGCCGTTTGGGAACATTTCTAGCTGTTCAACGTCTACTTCCACAGCCGCATCATCTGGCATCATATCTTGAGAAGATATCGCTGAGTCCATTAGGGGTGGTAAAGCCATTAGTAATACTCCCGTTTCTGAGGAATAAACATTTCCTCTTCCTCCTCACCAAGTAGAGATATAAACCCTCCTTGCCGAAAACGCATCAGTGCTAGCGTCATACTATCACAAAAGTCATCATGATCGCCATTAGGAAATGAAACAACCTCTTCAATCACTTCATCCGCAAATTTCTTGTCTGTCGGTGCCCACACCACACCCGCCTCAAACAGGGGCGCAACCATGTGCATTCTAGTTATCTTATCAGAACCTTTGCCCGGAGCAAAGCCCAAGGCTGGAACACCGCGTAACCGCAACTCGTCAATGAGCGGCGTACCTGTCGCTTTCGCTTCGACCAATACCATGTCTGGCTCCCAGTATTCGTGTTCTTCAAAAGCTTTCTCCTTTAATTCGGGGAAGTTCCACCTCCCACGTTGCGCATCTAACAGGATTAAGTGGTCTGGGCCTCCCTCTTCAGGATTAAACACCCCCCATGTAGTAATCGCAGAGTAATCCGCGCTTTCTTTCTTGGAAAACGCCGTGTCATACGCTTGCAATATGTATTTTACGGGGGGAATAACCTCTTCTTCCCACTCTTGCCACCATTCTCGCTTAATTATGGCCGATTCGGACGCAGTTGGGGTTTGCTGCCACTGTGCATTCCATTTTTGCACGGGCAAAGACGCTTTGATGGACAATAATGCGTCTTTTTCCCAAAATTCGGGCCATAAAGGTTCGTCTGAAGGCATAATTGCAGGGAACTCTACTACTTCCCACTGATCAGACATGATATCGCTGCCCTGCGCAGACAATAAACGTCCGGTTAGATCCTTTTTACCCCACCGAGTCATAACAATTATGATTGCACCGCCCGGTTGTAGACGCTGTCGGGGCCCAGAGGTGTACCATTCATACGCATGGTCAAAAGCAGTCTCACTTAAAGCGTCCTGCTCCGAATGTGGATCATCAATAACAAACAAATCCGCACCACGACCCGTTACAGCAGCACCAACACCCGCAGCAAAGTACTCACCACCCCTGCTAGTGCCCCACTTACCTGCGCCTTTGTTGTCTTCTTTCAAGTGAGTATCAGGGAAGATGTCTTTATATTGTGGGTCATCAATAAGATCACGAACCTTGCGACCAAACCTTACCGCAAGCTCTGTGTTATGCGTAGCTTGAATTATCTTGAGCTTGGGATTGCGGCCCAAAAACCACGCAGGCATCAAATAACTAGCAAACTCAGACTTAGAGTGCCGCGGCGGCATGTTAATTATCAACCGTTTTAACTCACCACGAGCAACACGCTCCAGCTTCTCCGCAATAATCCTGTGATGCCTGCCCTCAATAAAATTATCGTACACATGATGAGCAAAAGGCATAAATAAGTTTTGCGCTTGATCCTGTAAGTCTAGCCGCTTCTTAGCCTCGGTTAAAGCTAAGATCTCTTTTAAGGCTTCCTCTGGGAGAGCGTGTAAATTCATTAGCCTATGTGTATGTTGCTATCGGATCAGCGGAAGTAGTTGTGGTTTTTTCAGAAACCTTTTTGTTTAACTTACGGCCCCTTCTGTTTGTAGCAGACAATCCAGTGTTATATCTGTTTGCACCCGAACCACCGAACACATTACGCTTACGCTGCTTGTTTACTGTCGTTGTTTCCGACATCTTACACATAGGATCGCCATCCGCATTATATGAAAGAACAAAAGGTTCTGGACACGAGTAAACCGTATTACCATCGTCATCCGTTTCCATGATTGGTGCTGGCGGTTCATCAATATCAACAACAACATCGCCCGGGTCTCCCCCGGGATCAGAGGTGATAATTTCTTCCTCATCCTCGGGGAACTCAGGAGGTTGATCCGTAGTAATTAATTGTTTAGGGTCAACGGTAATGTCCTGATCAGGATCAGAGGTAATAGTATCTTCTAAAAGAACAGGATCAGTGTTGACTGTAAACTCGCCTTCAATCGTGTTGTCTACAGGAACCGCAACTTCAACTTCGGTAGTAGTGTCATTGTCAACCGTAGTGTCTAGGTCTGTTGTAGTGTTATCATCAATGACAACTTCGGTAGTGTTGTCTAAGTCTGTCGTAGTGTCAGTCGTAGTGTCTAGGCCAACATTATTAGCAACTGTAAGGTCAGTGCCCGTATTTATCTTGTTAGTGTTGTCTGCAATCGCGTTGGTATTTTCTGTGTTGACGTTTGCTGCAACGACCTTTTCTCCGTTAACATAGTCAACGCCATTTTGTGCCCCCGTAAATAACTGACCTCTGTCATAGAGCCTGCCATCATTACCTGTTTTCAGAATCTTAGGTCCAGTGTCTAACGAGGCTATTCCTTGGCTGTCTACTTTAATCGCGTTGGGATCAGGTATAGCAGAACCCGTTGGATTACCTGTCGTAATCTCATCAAACTTCTGTATAGCGTCACTCAAGTTCTCATCTGCACCAACCGTAGCTGTGTGATACGGATCGCCCGTAGTCTTATTATTCAGCGTCTTAGTGCCGTCAGCATTGTTTATAACTTCAATCTCAGAGCCGCCAAACGATGTTCTAGTTCCTTCTGTGGCTGTGTTCACGCGAAACTCATCCATAAGATTTGGGTCTATAGAAGCCCCCGGAACCACATCCTGCGCTATCGATTGAATATCCTCAAATGTGAGCCCCGTAGCGTTAGCTAAGTTTACTGCTACTTCGTTGCTTAATTGACCTTTTGTAGCAATCTCATTCTGAATAATCTCCGCTGCACCCATAGCATCCAAAGATGTAGTAAACGTATCAGGGTTCGCGTCTTTTCTTATTCCTCCGGGCTGTTCCCCTGCTTGGGCCTCATCATATGCTGTTGTCACACCACTAGAAGAAGCCAAAGCACCCGCTGTCGGATTTAAACCCGGATCGTATATATTAGGATCTGCCTTTACAGAATACTGTCCCTCTATGATTTCTGAAGGGCCCTGCGCTGCTGTGTTTTTAGTCGGAGTAAATCCCGGCTTTATGCCAGATGTGTCCATGCCACCATACATCGCTTGATCAGGAATAACAGACGAAACTCCCGAGGTATCAATATTAGGCTGACTAGGAGAAACCGAAACATTTCCAAGAATAGACGGAATAGAAGAAACTCCCTGACCAATCGCACCCTCAGACATCTGTGCCGGGACGCCCGTATTTATGTTTCGGTTTAGGCCCGTAGCCGCGTTAAACGCAATATTCTCGGCTAACTTCTCACCACCTTCAGTAAGACCACCCGAAACAGCAGCCCCCGGAGCTTTCGCCGCAACTTGAACCGCAGCAGGTAAAGTGCTAACTCCCGCTGAAAGTTTGGTAGGAATAGCTTTTGCAATAAACGCATCCCCTAAACCAGCTACCGCCGCAGAACCTACCGAACCCTCCGTAGCTGCATCTCTTATTGCTCTTTCCGCCGCACCTCGATCCCCGTTAAACTGATTGGCGGCTATCTTATCTATATCAACCTGCCCCGTTGATATGGCAGTGCTAATGTCCTGCTGAAGAGCCGTATTAGCACTGTTGCCTCCCTCAAACCCGGAAAGCCCCATGACTGCTGCATACCCTAACTTGCCAAGTTTAGCTCCCGTTACAACATCAGCTACCGTGTCATATAAATCTTCGGAGCCTTTTATAACTAAATTAGGTATGTTTTTTGCCGTAAAGAGGTCTTCACCCGTTACAGTCTTAGTGTTACCAAAGCCGTCTAAACCCGGGATGTAGTTTAAGGCACTAGGAAGAAGGTTCTTGTATGTGGTATCCGCCGCAGGAGTTAAAGCATCCAACGCCTCTTCTCTGCCCTCAGATAGCCCCGGTGAAACAAAGGTTCCTTCCCCTTCTCGAATATCGTCGTAGTTGTCTATAAAGTACTGACCTGCGGGTTGAGTAATGTTCTTCAACAAATTACTATCGTAAACCTTGGCATTTGGGTTAATATCCGAGCCGCTAATATACCTGTTTCCAAAGCCTTCGATTAGTTCATCGCCATACAATCCAGCACCTTGGATCGTGTTGCCAAGCATTTCATTTGCTCCCGCAAGAGCGTTTACACCTAGATCACTAATATATGTTCCAAATTTTTCACCCGGGCTCGTAATATTGTTGTCCACCCCAATGTAATTATCCATAAGTTTTTCCGTAAAACTTAAATCATCATAAGTACGCTGGTTAGGGTTCTCGACTGTGTCTAAGTTAGCATTAATATTAGAAACAGTGGCATCACCCGGGCCCGGTATAGTTGCTGCCGCCGCTGAAAACATTGGTTGCGAAGCGTTATAGTTTGTCTCGCTGCGATTAGCACTGGGAGGGCTGCTTCCACCAAAGGCACTTTCTGGCACCTCAACGCCACTTTCTGTAACAATTTTACCGTTCGCATTTATGAAAACATCTTCCCCGTTATACGTTCCCATCGGGTTGTTGTAATCCGCCCCCGCCGCTGAAAAGTTTGTCTTGTTAAGATTAGCACTGGCAGGAATCCTCAACCCCCCGGCTACGTTAACGCCCGGAGCCTGACCCCCATAAAAAGAATCATCAACCTGACCAACCGTGTTCGGGCCACTCCCGTCTAAACCCGTATAATAATCGGGCATAGATTGAAGAATGTCCGTACCACCCTCGTAACCTACACGAGGATTGCCCTTCGGTAAGCTATATTCCCCCGGGCCATCAAGCCCACTCGCACCCGGAGGCCCCTCCTGATACTCTTTTCCAACATCAGGAATGTTCGTGTAAAACTTGGGTTGAGGACCACTCGCACCCGGAGGCCCCTCCTGATACTCAGGAGCAAATATCTCGTCTAACGTATCTGTAGTCCCCGGAACCAACGGCTCAACAGTGACTGGAGGCATGTCTAAATCTCCCGGCTGCGCTACAGGTGGCTCAGTAACTTCAGGAGCTAAGTTCGTGTTGTACTCTTTACCCTTGTAAGTAAACACACCGCCGTCACCCTGCTTCGCTCTCTCCTGATTAAACGCATCGCCAAACGATAAATCATCCAAACTTGCAGAAACAGGCGTAACTCCCATCATGTCGTTGTAAGACGAACTACCACCCATGTCCCCAGTCGTAACTAAATTCACTAAACTACCGTCCGTAGCCGAGCCCTTGGAATCAGCAAACGAACTGCCCTCCGCAGACGATATCCCCGCAATCTGGTTTTTTAATGCAACAGGGGCCGTGCCGCCCATTATAACATCTTGGCCTAGACCGTTAGCGGCACCCGTACCAGTATACGTCCGAGTCAATACACCGCCATCACCCGGATCTTTCCACTCAAAACCATCCCCAGCGTACTGACCAGTACTCGATACCTGACCAATCGTGCCACTACCACTCTTGCTGCTAGAACTAGAACCACTGCTGGAAGTCCCCGAAGAAGTGTTTTTAGCCCCCGGAATGTTTAAACTCGCACCAGCCTGTATCTTGTTAACATCCTTAATTCCGTTTGCCGCCGCAATCGCCGCAACAGTCGTGTTGTTCTTCGCCGCAATCGCGCTCAACGTATCCCCAGATTTAACCGTGACGTTGCTGGTCTTCTTGTTTTTCTTTTTGTTACTACTTCCGCCGCTACCACCACTAGAGCCGCCGCTACCACCAGAACCGCTACTA